CGGCAGCACCGCCACGGCCCCCACTTCGTCGTCCGCAGCCCCTGAAGCTGGCACTCTCGCTCAACGCAGCCAGGCAGATGCCTCTGCCCAAGCCGTGAGCCAGGCCGCGATTGCCGCCGCCTCAGCCGCAGCCGACATCACCGACCTCTGCGCCCGCCACGGCGTGGCCCACCTGGCCGCCGGCCTGATCCGCTCGGGCAACTCGGTCGAGCAGGCCCGCAGCTCGGTGCTCGATGAGCTGGCTCGCCGTGATGCCGCCAGCGGTGGCCACCGCAACACCCAAGGCGGCCAGATCCAGACCGTGCGCGATGAAATGCAAACCCGCATGGCCGGCATCGAGCAAGCCATCCTGCACCGCGTAGCCGCGCAAACCCAGCTTGACGACAACGGCCGCCAGTACCGGGGCATGAGCCTCCTGGAGCTGGGCCGCGACTTCCTGGAAGGCCACGGCGTCAGCACCCGCGGCATGGACCGCCTGACCTTGGCCACCCGCATGCTGCACTTCCGAGCCGGTGGCATGAACACCACCAGCGACTTTCCCTCGCTGTTTGCCAACGTGGCCAACAAGCGCCTGCGCAGCGCCTACGACGAGAACCCAGGCACCTATGCGCTCTGGGCCCGCCGCGCACCCAACGCCCCCGACTTCAAAAACATCACCATCACCGCGCTGTCGGCGGCCCCCGACCTGCTGCGCACCAACGAGCATGGCGAATTCAAGTACGGCTCGATGAAGGATGGTGCCGAGTCGTACCAGGTGCTGACCTATGGCCGCATCGTGTCTCTGTCGCGCCAGGCCATCATCAACGACGACCTGCGGGCCTTCGACCGCCTGGTGAGCGCCTTCGGCTTTGCCGCCCGACGTTTGGAAAACCGCCTCGTCTACGCCCAGCTCACGGCCAATGCCGCACTCTCGGACGGCACCACGCTCTTCCACGCGGACCACGGCAACCTGGGCACCGGTGCGGGTTCCGCCCTGCAGTTCACGGCCCTGTCGGCCGGCCGCACCGCCATGCGCCTGCAAAGGGGCCTGGCGGGCGAAGAGCTGGGCATTGCCCCGAGCTACCTCATCGTGCCTGCCAGCCTGGAGCAGACCGCTTACCAGCTCACCAGCAGCAACTACGTGCCGGCCCGCCAGGCTGATGTGAACGAGTTCCGCAGCGGTGGCCGCACCTCGCTGGAGCCCATTGTGGAACCCCTGCTGGACGGCAACAGCACCACCGCCTGGTACCTGGCTGCCAGCAATGCCCAGGTCGACACGGTGGAGTACTGCTACCTGGACGGCGCCGAAGGCCCGGTGATCGAGACCGAGGTGGGCTTTGAGAGCGACGGCGTTTCCTACAAGTGCCGCGAAGACTTCGCCGCCAAGGCCATCGAGCACCGCGGCCTCTACAAGGCCGCCGGCGGTTAAAGCCCCTCATCACCCAGCCAAACCAGGAGAACCCCAATGAAAAACTTCATCCAGTCCGGCGACACCGTGCCCCTGCCGGCCCCCTATGCCGTCAACGGCGGCGATGGCCTGCAGGTCGGCGCACTGTTTGGCGTGGCCACCAGCGCGGCCGCTGCCGGCGCCACGGTCGAGACCAACCTTGTGGGCGTCTACGACCTCAACGCCCTGAGCGCCGATGTGGGCGCGGCCGGCACCAAGGCGTACTGGGACAACGCCAACCGCCGCGTGACGGTGACGGCCGCAGGCAACGCCCTGATCGGTGCGCTGCTGTCGCCCAAGGCTGCCAACGAGACCACGGCCCGTGTGCGCCTGAGCGGCGTCGCCGTCTAAGCGCCCGCGGAACCCCACCAGATCTGACCAGGTGACCTGCGCCATGCCCAAGCCCTTCGCCCTCCTGGAGGCCCGCACTGCAGCCGCAGCTTTCCGCCGGCTGTCGAACTGTGCCGCCTTCATCGAGAACGTGAACGAGACCGACAACGGAGACGTAAGGGTGGACGCCATCTTTGCCAACGGCTACGCCGCGGGCCAAGTGGGCGCCCTGGGCATGGCCTCGTCACAACCGGCACTCGCCCTGCCCACGGTCCAGGTCCCGGCCAACCCGGTGGGCCTGCGCGTGACGGTCGATGGCCAGGCCTACCTCATCGCCGATGCCCGCAACGACGGCACCGGAGAAACCCACCTTCTGCTGGAGCTGGCATGAACAACGCGCCCACCCTCACTACCGCAACGATCTTTCTTCAGGCCGTGCAAGCCATGGTCGCCACCCTGCAGGCTGCCCCCGCGGTGGCCCCCAAGGTGTACCGCACCCGGCTGCGCCCCTTGAGCCAGCAAGACAGCGCCGCCGTGGTGGTTCGCCTCGCAGGCTCGGACCCCGACACCTTGGTGGGGCAGGGCGCGGTCATGGTCTGGGGCACGGCCGTCTCGGTCGAGTGCTACGCCCGCGGCAACACCCTGGCCCCGGCCGATGAGGCCGTGGACGACCTGCTGGCCCGGGTCTACACCCGACTGCAGCAGGACCCGAGCCTCGGTGGTGTGGCCGGCGGCGTCACCCCCCACAGCCTGAGCGTGGACTACGACGTGGACGGTGACCAGACCGCCTGCGCCACGGTGACCCTCTTGGTGCGCCACGCCAGCGCCCCGGCCTCGGTCCAGCCTTTCTAACCCCCGTCTACCCCTCCCACTTCCTCACCTCTTACCCTCAAAGGAGCCCCACCATGGGACAAGCCATCTTCTGGAGCAACGTCGGCATCGACGTGCAAACCGGCCTGGGTGCCGCCATCACCCTGGTCAGCATCAGCAAGGCCGCCACGGGCGTGGCCAAGTACTCGGGCGCCGTTGACCCGAACGTGGGCGACATCATCTTGATGGCCGCCCAAGGCATGTACCAAGTCGACAAGCGCCTGTTCCGCATCGCCAACGTGAACCCAGCGGCCAAGACCTTCGAGCTCGAGAACGAAGACACCAGCACCTACGACAGCCTGGTGGCCGGCAGCTTCCAGGTGGTCACCTTCGGCGCGAGCTTTGCCACCGTGCAAGGCGTGAACGTGTCGGGCGGCGACCCGGAGTTTGCGGACGTCACCACGATCCACGACAACGTGCGCAAGCGCGTGCCCACCATCGTGAGCCCGCTGTCGTTCGGCATGGACAACATCTTCGATCTGGCCGACCCCGGCTTTGTGGAGTGCAACAAGGCCTACAAGGCCAAGAGCATGCGGGCCGTGCGCCTGCGCTTTGGCACGGGCGCCAAGATGCTCTTGCTGGGCTACGTGGCCGCCGCCGGCGTGCCCACCGGCCAGGCCCAGGGCGTGGTGCAGACCAAGGTCTCGATCGAGGCCCAGAACATGCCCACGGTGTACCCGAACTGATCCAGCTCGCCCGATCGCCTGATCAATTGCTTCCGCCCCCGCGCAGGGCCTGGCCCCTGCGCTCCCATCCTCCCCTCATCGCTTCTTCACCATGAACCCGACCGCCATTGCCTCCGCTGCTGCCACCGTTGCAACTGCTGGCATCCCCTTCACCTTCGACCTGCCCGCTACCTTCTGGATCGACGTCACCCTGACCACCCCGGGTGCCCAGCCTGACCAGGTGCTGCCGATTGAATTCAAGTACCGCACCCGCGAAGAGATGGAGGCCCTGCCCACCGACATCGAGGGCAAGACCGATGCCGAGATCCTGGGCCTGCTCATCAACGACTGGAAAGCACCCGGCCGGCCCTTCACGCCCGAGAACGTGCAGCTTCTGATCAGCCGCTTCCACCGGGCTCCTCGCGAGATCTTCGATGCCTACCGCGACGCGCACTGGAACAGCAAGGCCCGCGCAAAAAACTAAAGGACTGCGCCCGCGTCCTGGTGCGCGGAGCGCAGCCCCCCGATGAAGCCGCCGCCAGCCGCCTGGGCTTTGGCAAGCACCTCGCCCTTCTCCAGCAACTCACCGAGCCCCCGTCCCTGAATGTCTTTCCTGACAACCAGATCCCTCTGGCCATCTTCCGGCGCATGCAGTTTGCGTGGCGGGCTCTCATGGGCCCGGACGGGGCGCTGCACTTCCTGGGCATGGACTGGTCCACGCTGCACCGCTACGAGCTGGCCTATGGCCTGGACGACGCCCAGCGCATCGACCTCTTCCAGTGTTTGGAAATGCTCGAAGCGGCCTGGCTGCAGGAAATGCACGCCTACCAGGCCGAGCACCGCAAAGCCCGCGGCACGTAAGAACGGGGTGGGTGCATGACTAACCCGAACACCACCATCGTTCTGACGGCAGACGACCAGACCGCAGGCGCCTTGCAGGCCTTCACGGCCAACATGCGGGCCGCCCAGGCCCAGGCCGGGAACCTGGGGCAGGGCCTGGGCCAGGCCACGGCCCCCATGCAGCAGCTCGGGGCCTCGGCTGCGCAAACGGCCGCCGCCATGCGCATGGTGCCGGCCCAGGTCACTGACATCGTGGTCAGCCTGCAGGCCGGCCAGAAGCCCCTCACCGTGCTCATGCAGCAGGGCGGCCAGCTCAAGGACATGTTCGGCGGTGTAGGCAATGCCACCAAGGCCCTGGGCACCTACATCGGCGGCCTGATCACGCCCACCAACCTGGCCATCGCGGCGGTGGCGGGCCTGGGCCTGGCCTACTACCAAGGCAGCCAAGAGGCTTCCGCGTTTCAAAAGGCCATCACCCTGTCGGGCAATGCCGCTGGCGTCACTGCGGGCCAGATGCAGGACATGGCCCGCGGCCTGGCGGTGATGCAGGGCACCCAGTCCGCCGCCTCCGCTGCCTTGATTGAAATGGCCAGCACGGGCCGGGTGGCGGGTGAGAGCCTGCAAACCTACACCCGGTCGGCTCTGGACATGGAGCGGGCCGTGGGCACGTCGGTGGCCGAGACCGCCAAGGCCTTTGCGCAGCTCGGCGAAGCGCCCCTGCAGGCGTCTCTCAAGCTCAATGAGTCGACCAATTACCTGACGGTGGCCCTTTACAAGCAGATCAAGGCCTTGGAAGACCAGGGCAGGGCGACCGATGCGGCCAAGGTCGCGCAGGATGCTTTCTCGGCCATGACCGAGCAGCGGGCCCAGACCATTCTGCAAAACCTGGGCTACATCGAGCGCGGCTGGCTGGGCATCAAAGACGCCATCAAGTGGGCTGGTGACGCCATGATGGGCCTGGGCCGCCAGCCCTCCAGCTCGGACCAGATTGCCACCCTGCAGGCCAATATTGCGGCCCGCCAGGAGCGCAACCGAAGCTTGGGCATTGCCGACGGCAAGGAAACCCAGCAGCTGCAGGCCCAGCTCGCAGCCCTGCAGGCGACGGTGGCGGGCCAAGAGGCCAACGCACGGGCCATCGCAGAAGGCAATGAGCGCCTCAAGGCCCGCGCCGCCTTCGACACCGAACAAGCCAAGTTCTTGAGCAACGAGCTCAAGATGCGCCAAGAGATCGCCAAGGTGCAGGCCCAGTACCAGGCGGCCGATGGCGAGATCAGCGCCAAAGAACGCGACGCCCTGATCCAGAACATCCGTGACAAATACAAAGAAAAGACCAGCACGGCAGCCGGCACCGGCGAGAACGAAGTCGCCCGCATCCGGGCCCTGATCAAGGAAGAAGAAACCCTCACCGCCCGCATCAAGGAACGCGGCATCGAAGGCGCCACGCTCTCCGACAGCGAGAAGCTTGTCGCCCGCATCCAGGAGGACCTCAAGACCAGCATCTCGGGCGTGGCCCGCGCCAACAAGGAAGCCGCCCTGGTCGAGGCCCAGCGCTACGTTCAGGTGCAGGCCAGCCGCACAGAGCAGGAGAAGCAAGCCCAGGCCGTGGCCGACTCGCAAAAGGCCTATGACGCCCTGGTGGCCGACACCCGCAAGGCGGCCGCTGCCATTGGGCAACAGGCCAGCGAGCTCGAGGCCGCCAATGCCGTCTGGGGCAAGGGCAAGACCGCGATCGAGGAATTCCGCCTCGAGCAGATGAAGCTCAAGCTGCAGGAAGCCGACAGCAGCGACTCATTCCGCCCCGACTACGTGGCCGAACTCCGGGCCCAGGTGGCCGAGCAAGAACGCCTGCTGACCGCCAGCCGCGTGAAGGATTACAAGACCCTGGCCCAGGCCCAGGAGGAATACACCCGCAAGGTCGAAGAAGAGGCCCTGCTGTACACCGACGAGGTGGGCCTCTTGGGCCAGACCACCCGCGAGCGCGAGAAGATCGTGGCCGTGCGCAAGGTCGAGCTCGAGCTCGCCAAGCAGCTTGCCGCGATTGATCGCTCGGGTGCCTCGGCCGAAGACAAGGCCCGCCTGGTCGACCAGGCCCAGGCAGCTGCCGCCATCGCTCGGTCCACGGCTCTCGCCAAGTCCGAGCTCAACACCCTCACCGACATCATCAACTCGGTGGACCACACGGCGCAGTCCGTCTGGACCAATGTGTTCCAGGGCGGGCAGTCGGCGTTTGAAAAAATCGGCGCAACGATCAAGGCCAGTGTCCTGGACATGCTGTACCAGCTCACCATCCGACGCTGGGTGGTCAGCATCACGGCCAATGTGCTCGGTGGTCTGGGGGGCGGTCTTGGTGGCTTGGCGGGTAGCCTCGGCGGGGGCTCCAGCGGCCTGCTCAACCTGGCGGGCACGGCCTCGAACCTGTACGCCGGGGCAGGGCTCATCGGCAGTGGGGTCGGTGCACTCTTCGGCACCACGGCCGGCAACGCGGCCATGGGTGTCTCAATGGGGCTCGGCGCCGGCTCATCCACTGCGGCGGCGGTGGCCGCGGCCCAGGCCGGCGGCATGGGGGCGGGAGCTGCTGGTGCGGCCGGCCTGGGCACCTCCATCGGCACGGCCATTCCCTACGTCGGCATGGCCCTGGCGGCCTATTCGTTGCTCTCCAGCCTCAATGGTGGCGAGACCCGCTCCGGGGGGCAGTACGGTGTCGCCTATGACGGCCAGGTCAAGAACAACCGCCGCGATGAGGTCTACACCTTCGAGGGCCAGCAGTACAACCGAGACAACAGCCTGCGCCCCGATGGCACCCGCAAGGCAGTCACCAATGGCCAGGCCTACCTGCTCGAAGCCGATGGCATGGGCGAGCGCGAAGACGCCACGCGCAAGGCGGTGTCCAGCACGGCCGAGAGCATCAACGCCATGCTCAAGGGCCTGGGCAGCAAGGCCTTCCTGACCGACTACCACGCGGGCCTTGAGACCTCGGGCAATGGGCGGGGCGGGGTGTTTGCGGGCGGCAGCCTGAACACCGGTGCGGCCTTCGGTGAGTCCGGCAAGGGCAGCAACTACTCGGGCACCCTATACGAGACCAGCAGCACGCGCAGCCCTGACATGGCCACAGCGGTGGCCAACTTCACCCTGGACCTCAAGCAGTCCACCATCCAGGCCCTGCAGGCCGCGCAAGACATCCCGCAATCGGTGGCAGCCAAGCTCAAGGACATCGATGCCGAGAAGCTCAGCGATGACGAGGCCACCAAGCTCATCACCGAGATCAACAGCCAGATTGCGTCGGTGGAGGCCCTGCGCACCCTGGCCGGTGCCTTGCCGCTCAAGTCGCTCAAGGATCTCTCGTTTGACGCGGCCGATGGTCTCATCAACCTGGCCGGCGGCATCGAGGCCCTGAACCAGAAGATCAGCGGCTATTACGAAAACTTCTACACCCAGGATGAACGAAACGCCCAGACCCTGGGCAATGTGAGCGCGGCCCTGCAAAGCGTGGGCCTGTCCACCCCCAAGACCCGAGAAGCCTTCCGTGCCCTGGTCGAGGCCCAGGACCTGAGCACCGAGTCCGGGCGCAAGGCCTACGCCACCCTGATGAACGTGGCCGACGCCTTTGCCAGCGTCACCCCGAGCGCCGAAGAGGCCGCCAAGGCCACGCAAGCCAAGGCCGATGCCGACAAAGCCCAGGCCGAAGCCGAGGCGGACGCCAAGAAAAAGGCCCTCCAAGCCGCCACCGATGCCGCGTATGCCTCCCTGGAACGCGCCGTCGCCGCCGAGAAATCCCGCCTGCAGGCCGCCAAGCAAGTGGCCCAGGAATCGGTCAACACCCTGGGCTCGCTGTTCAACACCCTGAAGGGGCACGTCACTGAGCTGTACAACGCGGTGGAGGCCACCCAGGCGCAAAGCGCCCGCGCGGGGCTGCAGTTCATCGACCAGGCGCTGGGCACGGCCCGCAATACGGGCTACCTGCCCGACGCCACCAGTCTGAGCGACGCCATCACGGCGGCACGGTCTGGCCTGGACTCCAGCCAGTTCGGCTCGGCGTTTGAGCAGCAGCGGGCCCAGCTCACGCTAGCGGGCGAGCTGGCCGAGCTCAAGGACCTGACCGGTGTGCAGAAGTCGGTCGCCGAGCAGCAGCTGGCCACGGCCGAGGACCAGCTCGCGAGCCTGGACAAGATCCTCTCCAACGCCAAAGACCAGGTGGATGTCCTGCGCGGCATCGACACCAGCGTGCTGAGCGTCAGCAACGCCTTGGAGAAACTGGCCGGCGCTCTGCTCGGCGAGCAGGAGGGCAGCGCCTCGGCCACGAAGCCCGGGGTGCAGGTCACGAATCCTGGGGCGCAGTTCACGGTTGGGGGAGGGGGCTCCGGTGGCGGTGCAGGCGGTGCCTCCTCGGGCACCTCGTCCGGTGGCTTCACCGCCGGTGGTGGTGGCAATGGAACCACCCCCTCCACCAAGTACAGCCGCGAGGTGAACCTGGGCGCCGGGGCCTTCACGGTGGGCGTCACCGACCCCGCGGAGATCTCGCGCCTGGACAGCCTCGCCACCCTGGCCCAGCAGTTCACGGGCACGGGGAATGTGAAGGGTCTGCTCGAGGCCACCCAGGCCAGCGGCGCCACCTTGAGCGACCTGGCCACGGTCGCGGGCTTCCGCTACGAAGACCTGCTCAAGGCGGCGGAATCGGTAGGTGTGCCGCGCTTTGCGGTGGGCACCAACTACGTGCCCCAGGACATGCTGGCCTTGATCCATGAGGGCGAGGCCATCGTGCCGAAAGCCTACAACCCGGCCTACAACCCCGCGGCCCACGCCTTGCCCCAGGCCTCAAGCGCCAGTTCCGAACTGCTGATGCGCCTGATCGCCGAGGTGCAGGCCCTGCGGGCGCAGACCTCCCAGCTCGAAGCCCAGGCCCGACGCACCGCGGATGCCACCAACGGTAACCCCGAAGGCGGGGCCGTGCCCATGGCCCTGGTGGAGGACCACACCCAATGACTGCAATGAAGGCGGTTCTGCAATGAATATCTTGGTTCCCCTGACCATCTCCGAGGCCATGCTGGCCGATTGCAACATTGCCGAGCCCGCGGTCGGCGAAGTCGAATGGGTGTCTGGTGCGGCCTGCGCCTTGGGCGAGCGCCGCATCCGCAAGGCCACGCATCGCATTTATGAATGCGTCAAAGCCGTGGCTGCAGGCCGCACGGTGCTGCCCGAGGTCGATAGCGAGTACTGGCTCGATGCGGGCCCTACGGCTCGCTGGGCTGCGTTTGACACCGAGGTCAGCACCCAGGGCCGCATCGCATCACCCCTGACCTATGTGCTGCGCCCGGGCTTCTTCAATGCGATTGCCTGCTACGGCCTGGACGGCGCGACGCTCTCGGTTGTCGTCAAAGACAAGCCCGCCGGCACGGTGGTCTTCAGCAAGACCCTCGTTCTGCAGGAGGACCCGCTCGATTGGTACGACTGGGCCTTCGGGGCCATCAAGCCCCTCACGCGCTGCCTGATCCGGGATCTGGTGCCGTACCCCGAAGCCGAGCTGACCCTCTCTCTCACGGCGCCCGCCGGTGGCGTGGTGGGCGCGGGCATGGTGGTGCTCGGTGACCTGGTGCCCTTGGTCAATGCGGATACCTGGGGCGGCACCCAGCCCGGCGCCACGGCCGAGCCCGTCACCTATTCGTACATCAAGACCGACGACTACGGCGGCACCTCGATCAAGCGCCGGCGCTCAGCAACCGACATGCGCTTCAAGCTGATCTTGCCGCGCGAGCAGGCCGACTACGTGTTGTCTGTGGTGCAAAGGGTGCTCGATGTGCCCGCGGCCTGGATCGCCACCGATGCGGCCGGCTTCGTCGGCCTCAACGTCTTCGGTCTGGGCAGTGGCTCCATGAGCTACGACAACGCCCAGACCGCCACCTTCAGCGGCTATGTGAAAGGAATGGTCTGAATGCCCCTGGCTAATCCCCCGACCCTCGATGACCTCCCGGCCACCCCGGACCGGGCCGATCGAACGAGCTTTGCGGTGCGCTGCACGGCGCTCTTCGATCACCTCAAGAACACCAGCATTGGCCAGTGGCGGGCCGCTCTGACCTGGATGAACGCTGCGCTCTCGGCCGCAGCCCAAAGCGTGCAGGATGCGGCTGGCCAGGCTTCGCTCTCGGGGCAGCGGGCCGATGCAGCCGCGGCCAGCGCCTCGGCAGCCGCCAACACCCTGGCGGCGGCCCAGGCCGCCCTGGGTGCGGTCAAGTGGGTGCCAGGCGCCTACGCCTCGGGCGCCTGCGCCTGGAGCCCCATCAATGGGCAGCTCTACCGGGCGCGGGTGGCCATTGCGGCCAGCGTCCTGGACCCGATCAATGACCCGAGTAACTGGTTCTCTTTGGGCCTGATGTCGCTGCCCATCCAGCAGGTCACCAACACCGGCGGCAGCTTCTACGGCGCAGCCAATGGGGGCTTGAACACGATCAATGAGATCACGCTGGCCGGGGCCTGCGCCAAGTACCTGCCCCAGAACCCGGCCAACGGCGATGTGTGCGTGGTGGTGGTGGCCAACGGCCGCGCGGACAACAGCCTGGTGGTGAATCCCAGCAACCCGATCCCCATGCAGATCGGCTCCAACACCGTCACCGACTCCCTGGTGCTGGGCATCCCGCCTGGGGCCGTCACCTTCCAATTCTTCTCCAGCTCCAACGTGTGGAGGTACATGTAATGGCGTCTCTTCCTGATTTGCTCGGCGGCAGCACCAAGCAATACCGTTCCATCCTGGCCCTGCAGGTGACAAGCAGCCAGACCCTCGTCGCGCCGTGCGACGGTCTCGTCGACCTGTCGGTGATCGGTGGCGGTGGCTCGGGTGGTCTCTACGTGCAAAACGGCATGGCCCCCACGGCCGCGTTCGGAGGCGGTGCGGGCGGCTTCGCCCGCCGTCTCTCCCGCATCAAAAAGGGCGACGTCATCGTGGTGACCATCGGGGCGGGTGGGGCCTATGTGACCAATACCAGCGCCGCCGGGAACAACGGCGGGGCCTCCTCCATCGTGATCACGGCCCAGGCCGTCAACTTGGTGGCCAACGGGGGCACGGGCGGGTACATCTACTCGGGCACCGGGGTGGTGCTCGCGGGCGCACCCGGCGGCACGGCCACGGGCGGGCAGATCAACTCGGCCGGTGGGCGCGGCGGCGGCATCGTCAACACCAACTGGACCGGGCAGCAGGTGGCCACGGGCGGTGGGGGCGTGAACCTGTTCGGGGGCGCGGACCAGATCGCTACGGCCGGGGGCGACATCGTGTTTGCAGTGGCCACCGCCGGGTCCTGGGTGGCCACTGGGGGTGGTGGGGCGTTCTCTGCAGCGCCGGCCATGACCAACGGCGTCCTGTCCCAAGGCGGGAGCGGGGGCAGTGGCTTCACGCTGTACAGCAGCGCAGCCCACCAGGCGGACCTCGTGGCGAATTGGGGGATGGTGCCGCTGCCTGTCGGTGGCGGGGGCTCAGGTGGGTACAGCAGTGGCGGCTCGTATTCGGCTGGCAGTGCTGGTGGCGACGGGGGCGGCAGTGGCGGGGTGAACCTGCAAACGAACAGCACGCCCGGCGGCTTCTCGATGGCGGCGGCTGGGGCCTTTGGCGGGGGCGGCGCGATCTCGGGGTCACCTGCGTCCGGTCCTGCCGCGTATGCGAGCGCAGGCACCTGGGGCGGTGGAGGTGGCGGTTTGTCCAGTGGCCAGGGCCTGACGGCGGCGAACAGCCGCAGCGGCGCGGGCGGCAGCGGCTTCGCGTTCCTTCGCTTCTTTGCGGACCTCACCCCCTGATTCCACCTGATCCCGCTTTACCTCATGACTCCCTGAAGGCCCAACCATGCGACACCTCTACAACCTCCTGGGCGCCGACGGCGCCATCCTGAACACCGTGGTGGCCGACGATGCGTTTGTCACCGAACACCATGCGGGGCGCTACGAGCTGCTTGGGCCTGCACCCGACGATCCGGTGGCGACTGTGCCCCGGCATGTGGCGGTGGGCAGTTTCTTTGATCGCTTCGGCCCCGCCAAATGGGCCATCCTGGCCGACCCGAGCCCTGCGGTGCAGGCCCTGGTCAAGGACTGCTCGGTGCGGGGCTTCATCGACCTGGACCGTGCTGACTTGCCCGCGGCCTTGGCCCTGCTGGTGCAGGCCGGCCACGCGGTCGACGCGGACCAGATCCTGGGCGCTCCGGTGCAAGCGGGAGAGCGGCCATGAACCAAAAGGCGTCTCAACGGCTGTACCTCCTGATGCTGCTGCCCGTGGTGGCCCTGGCCCCGCTGGTCGCCTTGGTGCGCTACCTCTGGGCGGTGCTCACGAACCCGGGCCGGGCCTGGGGGATTGCCCGGGCGTTCGATCGGGTGTTCAACGTGGCAGCCAACGGCGACGAGCGCGAGACCGTGAGCAGCCGGGCGGCCCGGGCACGGGACGAGGGCAGGGCGTGGGGTTGCGTGCTGTGCCGGCTGTTGGATCGGCTCGACGCGGGCCACTGCGACCAGGCCAAGGGGGTGTGATGCAGGAAGACCAAACCTTGCCTTCCGCGGCTGCGGTTCCGCCCACCGAAGCCGAGCGCCTGGCGGCCGTGGAGGCCGAGCTCCAATCCATCCGCGCTCGCCTGGCCACCGGCGACGAGACCATGGCGAGCCTTCGGGCGGATCTCGCGGAAAACACCAGTGCCACGATCCGTACCGAGTCCAACACGGCGGAGATCGTGGAGTTCTTCATGGCCATGAAGGGCGCCTTCAAGGTCCTGAACTGGATCGGCGCACTGGCCAAGCCCATCACGGCGCTGGTGGCCCTGGCTGCCGTCACCTGGGGCGCCTTCCTGACCATCAAAACCGGTACTCCCCCCAAATGAACGAGCTCCTCAAGAAACGCCTGATCCAGGCCGCCAGTGGCGGTGCCATCGCCCTGGCCGGTGTGCTGGCCACCTGGTACGAAGGCCGGCGCCTCACACCCTACCGCGACCCGGTGGGCATCCTGACCGTGTGCGAGGGCATCACGGGCAAAGACGTGGTGCCGGGCAAGACCTACACGCCGGCCGAGTGCGATGCCCTGCGCGACAAGCACCTGCGCATCGCAGATGCTGCCGTGTCCCGCCAGATCCGCGTGCCGCTCACGCCCTGGCAGCGGGCCGCCCTGATCGACTTCACCTACAACCTGGGCGAAGAGGCCTTGGCCGGGTCGACCCTGGCCCGGCTCTTCAATGCGGGGCAGGCCCAGGCCGGGTGCGAGCAGCTCTCGCGTTGGGTCAAGGCCCGGGTGCAGGGTGAGCTGGTGACCCTGCGCGGCCTGGTGGACCGGCGAGGGGCGGAGCTCGAGGTGTGCCTGGGCCAACTGCAGGAGGTGGCCAATGCTGGTGTTCGATAACGTCAAACGTGCCTCCCTGCAGGTCCTGGTGCTTGGCCTGGCCAGCACTGCCGCTGTTCAAACCTGGCGCCTTCAGGGCGCCCAGCTCGAGGCGGCCGAAGCCAAGGCCCAGCAAGCCAAGCAGCAGGCTGAGGGCGAGCGCCTGGCCCGCGTGGCCTCAGAAACCAATCGACAATTGGAGCGGCAATACCGTGAACAAGTCTCCGAAATCGAAACCCGGGCTCAGGCTGATCTGGCTCAGTCGCGTGTGGCTGTGGACCGTGCCCGTGATGCTGGCCAGCGGCTGCAGCGCGAGCTTGCCGCCTACGTCGAGCGTCAGCGTGCCAGCGCCTCAGCGGCCGCCGCTGCCGGCCAGTGCCAGGCAGACGCAAGCCCTGCCGTCGATCTGCTCGCCGAGTTGTTCAGACGCGCTGATGAAAGAGCGGGAGAGCTGGCTGCAGTGGCTGATGAAGCCCGAGTGAGAGGGCTCGCCTGTGAGGCCACGTACGATAGAGTTAATTTCTCTCCAGAAAATAAAAATATTAATTCAATATTGCCGGGTGATTTGGGTTTTGTAGGGCGAAATTGATTGCAATCTCTCGAACCCCTGATGCCCAGTTGGGGCCTTTCACGACTCTGTTAGTGTCGGCAAAGGTTTCCAGGTGTGTTTTTGTTATGTGTGGGTTATTAAGCGTTGCGCCCCGTTCGGCAATGTATTTGGATCGTAGGCGAAGAATTTCTAGCATTCGTGTTTGCGATATTCTTGGCCGTCCATTGATGATAATGTCTTGCGCCGCTGTATATTCTTCAGTAGTCCATTGCTGTTTATGCAGGCGTTTCGCATCCTGTAGCGAATAATTTTCTTGTTCGCCGCAAACATTAAACAAATCGGATAGCTCAAGTCTTCTTGATGCTAGCAATGCAAGCTTAAAGTCGATGCGAATTTTGGCCTCAATGGTGGCAATCCATGGCTCCATGTCAAGTGGCGTTAAACATAGGCAGTGTTGAAGTTCGGGACGTCGCGCCTCTTTAGAATAAAATCCAATAACAAACAGCTTCTTTCGCCATTTTTGGATGTGATCCATCCCGACATCTCTCGCGGTCGATACCGTTGATCCGGTGGAGGACTTGACTTCCACTTCAAATCGGCAATTACGATCGCCAACAGCGACGCTCAACAATGCATCCACGCCTGAACGTTGATGATCTGGATCCCACTCCAAATTAAACATTCTCACGAGCTCGCGCTCGCGTTCATCGTCTTGAACTGGCATCAATCACCCCTAAGTGCTCGAGCAACTTGCCTGGCAACCGAGTAGGCAACAGGGGGGCAAACGCTATTACCAATTTGCCCTAATACCTGATATACCGCACCGCTGAATTTCCACTCGGCCGGAAATCCTTGGAGTAGTGCGCAATCATCAACTGACATTCGGAAATGCCCATTTTCTGGCGGGTAGCATGCGGCTTTTGATCGGGTCGACTGAACGCCATTCGGCCATACACCCAATTCATTCCAAATTTTTAACGCGGCCTTGCTATTAAGCACTCCAGTAGTGTTTCGTGGTCCGGTGAAGCCTGAGCGGAGCGTAGGTGCCAACTCGTCATAGCCAATCGAGGGAAGTCCCAGGCTTTTGCGAGTTGTATTCCTTGGCAAGAGTGGGCCAAATATCGTTTCAACGTCACCATGGGTCGGGGTTGGTTGTATCCATCTGGCGGCATCTCTTGCCGCTCGAAATCCCACGAAAAAAACGCGTCGTCTCGCTTGTGGTACACCAAAATCATGCGCCGCAAGTTTGAATTTGAAAATCGTATATCGCCCTTCAAGAGGCGCCAGTATGGTCTCTCTGACGAATGAATCAAACTTACGATCGAGTAAGCCTGGTACATTTTCCGCAATAAATGCACGAGGATTGGTTTGCAATACGCACCGAATGAAGTCGGGCCACATGTTTCGAGGATCCTCTGCACCCGCTTGCTTTCCAGCAACCGAGAAGGGCTGGCAAGGGGGACCGCCGTGCACAACATCTACGCCGCGGAACTGTTTGAACGCTGCAGAACGTACATCGCCAGCATGCTCGCCTGACCGGACATCCCAAGATGGGCGGTTTATCCTAAGTGTGTCACCGCAAATATCCAGGATTTCGAACGATGCCTGATGACGGAATCCAGCGCGTTCGAATCCAAGATCAAGGCCTCCTCCACCTGCAAATAGAGACAGGGAGGTCAGTTCGTTGTCATCAAGCTGGGGCATCAGATCGTTAGGATCAAGGCGAGCTCCCAAGGTGCACCCCACCCCTTGAGCTTCTTCGTTGTGCTCACGGAGCAACTCTTGCTTTCTAGCGGAGGATCTGATGGAGGTCGCTCGGTAGCGTGCCCGTTGTTCGTCTGTGAGTTCGTAGGCCATTTGGTACCTCTTTAAGAGTCAAATGTGCTGCCCATTCGTAGTGGGAAGCTCTGTGAAAAAGTATAGGCGGATCGAAGTCCAGTCATCCCCTGAGATACGAACCTGAAGGTCCTCGATTGCAAGGCCCAAAAGCGCCTTTTCAATCACCACCAGCCGTCCGATTGCACCGACGCAGTGCGTTCAAGGCGCCTCGCGCTTGTGTAGCGTTTGCAGCTAGGCCATACAACCGCACTCCTGGGAGGGGGCTATGCACATAAGTCAACCGGAGCGTGCACGCTTGGCCGCAGTAGCCTTGCTATGAAAGTTCGCATAGGAGATCGGTCAATACCGCCCAGGTAGGAGGAGCAGCGATTCTTTGTTGGAACTGTATGTTTATACAGCAAAAGAGCGCAAAAAAGCCACCGCAAGGGGTGGCTACTTATCAAAAGCGGAACATCACGATGAACGGATGCGGAACGTTTCTTTGCTCTTACCCATCGTCAGCACGTAAGTGCTTGATTTGTAAGTGGTGCCCGGGGCCGGAATCGAACCGGCACGCCTTGCGGCGGGGGATTTTGAGTCCCCTGCGTCTACCAATTTCACCACCCGGGCAAAAAAACGCTAGAACGAAATTATGGCACAGTGTTGGGCATGAATTACCCAACCATTGAAGATGCAGTCGGTAAAACGCCTTTGATTGCGCTGCAGCGCATCGGTGTGGCCGACAACCAGCGGCGTGGCAACGTGGTGTTGGCCAAGCTGGAGGGCAACAACCCGGCCGGTTCGGTGAAAGACCGGCCGGCGTTGTCGATGATCCGCCGTGCCGAGGAGCGGGGCGAGATCAAGCCCGGCGATACCTTGATCGAGGCCACCTCGGGCAACACGGGCATTGCGCTGGCGATGGCGGCGGCCATCCGGGGTTACCGCATGGTGTTGATCATGCCTGAGGACCTGTCGATCGAGCGTGCCCAGACCATGAAGGCTTTTGGTGCCGAGCTGTTGCTGACGCCCAAGAGTGGTGGCATGGAGTACGCCCGTGATCTGGCCGAGCAGATGCAGCGCGAGGGCAAAGGCCGGGTGCTGGACCAGTTTGGCAACGCCGACAACCCGCGTATCCATTACGAGACCACCGGCCCTGAGTTGTGGGAGCAGACCGGCGGGCGCATCACCCATTTTGTGAGCGCCATGGGCACCACCGGCACCATCACCGGCGTGGCCCGTTATCTGAAAGAAAAGAACCCGGCGGTGCGCATCATCGGTGCCCAGCCCAGCGAGGGTTCGCGCATCCCGGGCATCCGCAAGTGGCCCGAGGCTTACCTGCCGAGCATCTACGACGCCAGCCTGGTCGATCAGCTGGTCTATGTGTCGCAGGACGACGCCGAAGAAACCTGCCGTCGCCTGGCACGTGAAGAAGGCATTTTTGCCGGCATTTCTGCCGCCGGGGCCTGCTGGGTCGCGCAAGAGATTGCGCGTGGCTGTGAAAACGCCACCATCGCGTTTGTCGTGTGCGACCGGGGCGATCGCTACCTGTCCACCGGCGTGTTCCCGGCCTGACAGCGCAGGCCGACGCCGTTCCACACTGCTTGCCGATCGCCCGAGGAGGGGTTTCCATGGCTGCCGAATTCCGCTTTTGTCCGCAATGCGCCACGTCGCTTGAATGGATCTCCCGGGCCGAAGATGGGGGCGACAAGCTCCGTTTGCGTTGCCTGGCCTGCGACTGGACGCATTGGAACAACCCCACCCCGGTGCTGGCCGCCATCATCGAGTACCGCGGGCAGGTCTTGCTGGCCCGCAATGCGGCCTGGTCGGGGCGCATGTTCGCCTTGATCACCGGCTTCATGGAGGCCGGCGAAACCCCTGAAGAGGGCATCGCACGCGAGATCAAGGAAGAGACCAATCTCGATGTGCTGTCGCTGGATCTGGTGGGGGTGGCTGATTTTCAGCGCATGAACCAGGTCATCATCACCTACCACGCGGTGGCCGAGGGCGAGATCAGCCT